TAGATTGTTCTGTGAAATTGATCCCACTCTTTTTTAGACGAGCCTTTGTGGCTAGTCATATTGCAATCTAAATCTTCTATTGTATTACAAATCGTATCTTGTAATGACTGGAACCATTGACTATATTCATCAAACATGAACTGTCCTTTTTTACTTTGTTATTATTATATATCCTGCACTCAAAAAGAAAGGCAACACTATGGTTGCCCTTCTCAGTTACTCAGTAATCTTATTATTCTATACTATCGCTATGCGTTCTAATGTTAGCTTCATCCTAAAATAGGAAATATATAATGTTACTTTAGTTTACTTGTTGCCACTTACAAAAGCATAAAACTTTTCAGCAGCTTCTAATACTGCGTCAGTACCAGGTACTTCTGGCATTTCTACAGTTGTTACAACTTCATCACCTTCTTTGGTAACTAGGGTTGACCATCCTGCAAAATTAGCATGATAGTCGTTCCAAACATTGCCTTGGGCAAGTTCTAAAACTTTAGTTCTAATTTCGTAACCGTTTTTATTTGTAGTTACTTTTGGCATCATGTCTTTGACCATTTCTGCCATAGCTTGTGTCTGCTTTAATATCTCAGCACCATGCTTTGATTCTACTGTACTCATAATTCTTCTCCTTTATTATGTATGTGTGTGTAGTGTTACTAGTGTAACGTAGTATTTAGTACTTGTCAACCGCTTAGATAATACTAAGTGAGTGCCAAATTACTGCAAAACTAAAAAATGCAACGATACCGAATCCTATGTTTTCACATAGTTCGCCGTCACACTTTATTAGTAAATTATCAAGTAAATTTTTCATAAGTCTCCGTGTGTGTTATTTTGTAGTAGGGGTTTTGACTGGATTAGAAACCCAGTCACATTCTTCGTCAGTCATTGGTTGCCAGTTACACATGTGCTTTACCTTTCCATGTTGCAACAGACTTACCTTTCATGTAATGATCACCTGCTTCGTAGCTATTTTTAATCTTCATCTTCTGAAGTTCTTCTCTAGCTTCGTCAGCAGCTTCTCTTAATTTATTAACATGTTCTTGGGTAATCCCGTACTGGGATTGTAACATACTTGCAGCTCTAGTAAGACCAATAATCTCACATCGTTTGATTATTCTTTCCCACATTAGAATCTACCTCTATGTACAGTTCCGCCACTACAAATATGATTGATGTCACCGCGGGTGATACCAATGTCACGCAATTCGTAATCGCTTAACTTGCTCAGTTGTTTGTAGCCTTTGTGGTCAAACTTAGGATCAAACCTGCTTTCAGTAATAAAGCCTTTAAAGAAGTTTTTAATTGCATCGCAGAAGGAACAGTAAAAACGTGTAAGTGTTTGAGTACTCATTTTTTTACTCCATCTAACATAAGTGCTTTAGCTTCGTCGTGCATTCCCATACGGCTAAGTTCGGCAGCCGCTCTTGCTCTGCCAGCTGATTCGCCAAATGCGATCATACTAACAAGTGCTGTGATTGCGATTGTTTTAACTGCATCGCAAAATGTGCAGTAGTAAGTACTAATAGTTGCTGAGGTCATTATACCCATCCTTGTAAGTTTATGTTTCTTTTTAGTTTGCCGTCGTTCCAGGGATGTAAGTCCCTAAGTGTCGGTGCGGCTCCGTTATGGTCGAGCATATGTTGATAGGCAAACTGCCAGTCATGTTTATACTCTGTCTTGGCCCATACGAGGTAAGAATCATTCTTCAAAGAAGGCTTAGATCCAAACAAATCTCGTAGGACTTTAATCACTTTTTTCATAGTGGTTCTCCTGTTTCTATGTTTTGGATGCTTAAGGAAAGCAATACCCCGGATCTTCCCCGGCGGTGCATGTACCTTTGGTACACGTCAATCACTTGTAAGGCATGGATGGTGCCCCGGTCTATCCCAGTGTCTGTGTGTGTTAATTCAATTTGAGAACGTTGGAAAACGTGTCTGCGTTGTAATAACAGTTGTATTTATATAATAGTACAGCCAACCTAATAAAAAATCAAGTATTTTGTGGTAAAGGCTGTCATGCATTATGCGCATGAGTGGATAATTATATATGTTGAGTGTTAAATAGATTGACAGGCAATATCCATTGTTATATAATTTAATAACAAAAAGGGTAAATACACATAGTAATATTTGGAAATGAAAAAATGAAAATTAAAACACGATCAATTTTACAGGAACTTAATGAGATCGCTGACCGCAGAGATGCAGAGTCACTGATCCAGAGCCGAGCGACAAATATTATTAACTCAGCAATAAACCTAATTGAATCTATGCATAAGCATTATGATCAGTCTACAGCTATCGAGCTAGAGAGAAGGTTTATTAACTCAATTAAAGGCGCTGATGGCACTAAATTTGATAGAGGCATCAAGCGAATAATTGAATCCAAGAAACGAGACAAATAGATGACAATCCTTAACGAAGGCGGAAACATATTTAAGACACCGGAAGGCGAGTCTGCAACAACAAGAATAATGCAGGCGGATGTATTACCTACGGTTGAATGGTTAGAGGGAGTAACGAACTTAGAACTTACAGATAATATGTTAGGCACTACTGGAAAGAAAGAAACCAGTGGCGACCTAGATCTTGCAGTTGATGTAACAAAGATGTCCAAGGCAGAGTTAGAAGCCAAATTGACAGACTATGTTACTACAAACAACATGCAGGGTATACCTAAAGAGTGGGTACGCAAGACAGGCATTAGCGTACACTTTAAAACTCCGATCAAAGGTGATGACTCGAATGGTTTCGTGCAAACGGACTTTATGTTCGGTGATCCAGATTGGATGAAGTTCAGCCTACAGGGAGGAGGACCTAATTCACCTTATAAAGGTATGCATCGTCACATCCTACTTTCCAGCATAGCAAAAACGAAGGGTATGAAATGGTCAGCAAATGAGGGTTTAAAGGATAGAGAAACCAACGAACTAGTATCAAACGATCCTAATCAGATTGCTAAAACATTACTAGGTCAAACAGCAAGTCCATCAACATTAGAAACAGTTGAGTCAATTGTTAACTACATTAAGAAGTTACCAAACTATGACGATCTAGTTGCTGATGCAGTAGACGCATTTGCAAGAGATGGGTTAACTTTACCGGATAACAAGCAGGTAGAAACTTATCAAGCAAATTGGATGCGTAGAATGATAGACTCTGTTAAATGAGAATAAGCGAAGTAGTTGATATTCGTTATTCGTTAGCTGACAAACTTTCAAAGATGCACACGGTGGGAGCAGTATACGGTAAGAAGGATCTAAAAATACCACACGCTACCTATGTAGATAAAACAAAGAAGAAGAAAACATGAGAGCATTTGAAATCACAACTGAAGCCAAAAAGAAACCGAAGCTGTTAAAGCCTCGTGATCCTAACTGGCGTGAAATGGATGCATTGCGCAAAAGCGGTGCAGCTGGTTCTCACAACGATAAAACAAAAGCTATTCCACGTAAACAAAAATACAAAGACAATGTTACTGAAGCAGCAGTAGGCAGAGAGTTTAACCATGTAGAGGATCTAGTGTTTACTAATCCAGATGATGGTGCAAAACGTGCTGTTAATATTTTAAAGAGTATGGAAACAGACTCTAGTGATGTTGCAGTTAAGTGGGACGGAAACCCTACAGTATATTGGGGTCGTGAAGATGACGGAACCTTTAGGTTGGTAGGAAAGAATAACTGGGGCAAAGAAGAAGGTAAAAGTTCTAGTCCTGAAGAATTAGAAAAGTTTATTAATAGTCGCGGCAAAGGCGAAGACTGGCGTCCTAAGTTTGCTAAAGATATGGCAACATTGTGGGACATCTTTGAAAAGGCCACACCAGTAGACTATAGAGGTTATGTATATGGAGACTTACTATTCCATCAAGGCAAACCTTATGCAGGTAGTGATGGTAGTATTAGTTTTACACCTAACCAAACTACTTACAATGTTAAAACAGAAAGCGAGATTGGTCGTAGACTAGCTAAGTCTAAAGTTGCAGTAGCGGCACATGCTACATATGGTTACTTTGGAGACAAGACTGGAGATCCAATTTCAGATGTAAAAGCATTCAACGGTAACCTAGATCTTGTTGTACTAGGACAGCAGTACGTTAGTAAAGCACCAGCTGTTAACGCAGACAATCTAGGCAACATTGAAAAGGTAGCAAACAAATCACAAGCAAACATTGCTAAGTTTTTTGCTAAACAACCTGGATTAAGTGACATGGGTAATATCTTTTACACATTCGTTAATCAAATGAGTCGTGCTAAAAAGTTAAGCGAGTTAAACACAAACTCCTTTACAAACTGGCTAAAGAATTCTAAAGTATCAGTTAACAAACAAGCTAAGATATTAGCTATGGTTGATGCTGATAGTCAAACAGTTGCTGACACATTCTATCTTATCACAGAGATAATGAAAGCCAAAGATGAGATCATTGCAGAACTAGATGCTGCTGAAGGCGATGTAACTGCTACTACAGGCGGTAAACCAGGTGGAGAAGGCTTTGTTAAGACAAAAGACAAGGTTAAGTTAGTTCCACGTGATAGATGGACACCTTTTAGAGCAGATTAAGCTCAAAATAGCCTAAATCCCCGTAATTTTAAAGTAATTGATAAATATTACTGTAAGAAAAAAGCCGGTCCCTGAGCGGGATCATTTAATAATCGAGGAGATAATATTATGGCAGATCTATCAAACGGTAGCGGAGTCTATCAAACATACGACAATAGCGGTTCAGGTGTTGCAGAATTAGGCGACAACAAAGCAGCTAAATCAGGACAAGGTATTGCAGGACGCACTCGTGTTCTTAATCTTGCTAAATCAAACATGACAACAGTAGAGTTAGAAGCAGCAATTAAGTATCTAACAGCTGGTGATGTATCAGGAACTAACGATGCACACACTGTCGTAGCTGTACAACCTTTAACTGAATCAGGTGTATTCACAAGTGGAACAACTGACGCAGTACAAGTAGTAATCCAAGGAACAGGCGCAGCAACAATGGCATCTAACTTTGGTACTGGTTCAACTGGCATTACAGCAACTTTGATTGCTGAGTTCTCAGGTTTACAAGCCTAATTAACTTAGACATAACGGAGAATTAACATGGCAGATTTATACGGACAAGTCGTAAGAGGTGATGGTGTTTCAACTTATACAGTTGGCGCTAATAACCAAAAAGCAGCACAGCCATTGTCAAACATGGGCACACGTGAGCTTACCTTTTTAACAGTTACAGCTGGTGGTGATACACCATTTGCAGTAGCCCAGTTTACTACAGCTGGTGGTTCTGCAGACGCAGTAGTTAAAGGTATTGCAGTAGCAGGTGCAGAGGTTTATCATTTCCAAAGAGTTAGTGACACAGTAATGGCACTAACACTTGGTTTAGATACATCACATGTTTATGACGCTGACGGTACTACTGTTGGTTATGGTGTATTAGAAGCAGCTATTAAAGCAGCTGAAAATGCAGCATCAAGCAACTCTACTAACTTTACAATTGCAGCAGCAACATTTAGTTAATAGATAAAACTTAATATTAAAAGGGTGTCAGGAAACTGGTGCCCTTTTTTTATGACCGGTAAATATGTGTGATGAAAGTATATAAAGTAAAGACAACCGTAGACATTACACGAGCAGTACCTGATCGTCATGCGTCAGCTACCCCTTTAGAAAATGCTCAACAATCGAATTTTAATTCGTTAGTGCAGGGCATTGAACTACGAGCTCTTGTGCAGTGGAATCACTCGCCTCAAATGGTAGAACATCCTAGTGTAGAAAATGAATGGTATTGGGAATTCAATATTGAACGAGAAGATGTTTTCTTAAAGGACAACGATCATGTTGGACTACTAAAAGAGGATCTAAACAATGTACCAATCATCCCCCATCTAAAAGAAACTATTAAATTTAAAAACCCTGTGTTTGTAACAGAGGGTGAAGATCAAAACATCTGGATACGTCTAGATGATTCTGTTAGTTAAGTGTATTGATAAATTACACTAGCAATAGGCTTAAATAGTATGATGAAACAAGACAACAATCAAACAAACTGGTCGTGGATGATGGTACTATCTGTATTCGTTATGATTACAGGTTTCCTATTATCTCTGTACGGACTACGTGTTAATTCCTATCCTTGTGTGTATGTTGGTATTAGTGTTATGTCAGTTACGAGCATAGTTTGGTGGTGTTGGGTTATGTTTGTAATTAGAGATATGTTTAATAAACTTAGCAGAACTACAAATCAACTAGGTGAAGTTAAAAGCGAATTATCAGCAATAAAGAAGCTAATTCGTAACCTGTTTTCTACTAACAAATGATAAATACATTGTAGGTAACACTACTAGGCAAGCAAGGCATTATAATTCAAACGCATTAGGCTAACAGCAAAGTTTACTAATTGCCCATAGAGAATGGGAGTTTACGGAGAATATAATGGCGAGTACGTCTACTACAAAATTAGAAAGAGAAAATTTAGAAGCGCATGTTGATCTTTGCGCTATTCGTTATGAAGCTTTAGATAATCGAATGACTAAGTTAGAAGTTAAAGTAGATCATATTCACGAAGATGTAGTACAAGGCCAAAAAGGTATTACTAAAGTAATCATTGGCACAACAGGAACAATCATTGCAGCAGTTTTATCAGTAGTAGTTACAATCTTACTCAAGATGTAACCCAACAAAATATATAAGTTGTAAATACAAAGGACAAAAGGTCCTTTTTTTTATGACTAACATTTCAAAACGCTTTGAGCAACTAGTAACCAAAACTTATAGGGAGTTCCTAGAACAAGGAACCATACTACCCTCAACGTCTGAAAAAGGTATTCATGTTGGAGATGTACTAATACAATCCGATGGACCGTTTAAGAATATATTAAAAAGAGATAAATTAGTATATAAGGATATAAGTTTAAATGTTATTGCTATTAGAATAGCTAATTTACTAGCATGGAATGAAGATAAAGCATTACAAGATAGTTTATTTGCTGCTGATCTACTTTATAGCAGGTACTATACAGATAGCAACATATTTTTAGATAGATATCATAGGGCATGTAATAGTTGTGACGAAGTAAAAGCAGAAGTTATGTGGTGTCGCTACGAAGATGCTAAGTACAAAGCGATCAACGCTAAATCGGAAGCAGAGAGATTAGCGGCGTTTTGAATAAATACATGTAACAGAATACACATTTGGGGATTATCGAAATGAAACATAACGAATTATTTAGAACAAGGGCTGCGAAGTTAAATGAGTCCATGTACAAGCAGTTTGGCAAGAAGCTAAACCTTGAGGGCTTTGACATTGCCAAGTTAGAAGATGCACGTAACAAGTTACGTACTCAAATCCACGATGCTAAAACAGCAAACGGATTTAACGAAAACTTAGAGAGTGATGCATTTCATCAAGCTCAAGCTATGTTAGATGTATTAAACGCAGAACTATTAGAACGTGAAGAATCAGCAATTGATAATTTAGAAGTTCCAGCAACAAATCCCCAAGCTGAAGCGACTGAAACAGGAGAAGATATGAAAGTAACAGAAGGCGAGATCCAACAAGCAAGTGCTATTGTAACTGCTAAAACTATGGTTGACCGAGTTGGACGTTGGATTGAAGAACTTTCCGGTATGGAAAATGAAACACTACTTCAATTAGGCGATTCAATCCGCGACGAAATGGGCGCAGAACAATCAAAAGCATTTTTAGAAGCAAGTGCTCCAGCTATTCAACAAGCACTAGAAAATCTTAAACAGACACGTGAAACATTAGCAACGTCAATTAGACAGCTTACTGGTGAAGAAGCAGCAACAGGAATGTTAGGTGCAGAACCAGAAGAAGGTGGCGAAGCTGATATGGCTGCTCCGGCAGAGCCAATGGATGCAGAAGCTCCAGCAGAAGATGATTTTGCAGCAGCAGAACCGTCAGCAGGTGGAATGGAAACAGCAGGCCGTGAGAAGCGTGAGTCTATTAACTACGAATCCAATCTATTAAGAACATTAGCAGGTTAACATGAAACTCAGTGAGTTCTCAAAAGATCAAGAGCTTGAAGAGCTATTAGGTATTGGTACCTTAGCTCGTGGCGTAGGCTCCTTAGCTAAAGGTGTTGTCAAGACAGCAGTTGGCGGTGCTAAACTAGCCGGCAGAGCTGGATTAGGTATTGCTAAACTAGGAGACATGGGCGGCCAATTAGCACCAGCACTTGCAGGACGTGGCGATAATGCACGAAGTGCAACAGGTGCAACAGCACAAACACCAGCTGAAAAGACCAAAGAAGTTGCTGTCGCAAAGAAAGAATATCAAGATAAAATATCCGAATTAGAAGCTCAAATTAGAGAGCTTCGTACAGCACAGGCGCAAGTTAGATAATGAGAATTTTTGAATTTGAAGGCACAGACGAAACTGTAGACAAATATGTTATTTTGTTAAAAAACATTATTGGTCGTGCTGAAATGAAAAAAGCACCAGCTAAACTAAATTGGGAAGCATTATCTCAATTAGCACTTAAAACTAAAATCCAACTAGCAGCAGACTACGAAACGTTTAAAGCAATTTACGACTCAAGTCCTGCAATCCAAACGCTAGTTAAGAACTTTAATGCCGACGGCATTGAGCTAAATGTTCCGGGAGCACCAGACGCAGATCCTCAATCACCACAAAGTGATCAGAGCAGTCAAGATGCAGTTGATCAAACAGCAGCAACAGCAGCTCCACAACAATTGGCACAAGAAGTTTAAATTCACACTTGACAACTAGATAGAAAGGCTGTAATATATACAGTATGACAGATCAAATAACAGTACTCGACCCACCACCGTTCGTTGAAAAATTCGATTATAAACCTCTCAAACAGATGAATGATCCTGTAACTCGTAAGCGAGTTTACTTGACACCCGATGGAGAAAAGCTACCTAGTGTAACTACAATCCTTGGTGCAACTAAAGACATGACCCATTTAAATCTGTGGAAGAAGCGAGTAGGCGAAGCAAAAGCACAACAAATTGTAACAGAAGCTGCAGGGGTTGGCACAGCTATGCATGCCAACTTAGAACGTTTTATTGTAGGAATACAAAGACAACCTGGTAACAACCCTGTACATGTACAAGCAAACAAAATGGCAGATGTCATTATTGAGAATGGCTTAAAGCATGTAGACGAAGTATGGGGTATGGAACAATCATTATACTATCCTGGACTGTACTCAGGCACAACTGATTTATGCGGTGTGTTCAAAGGCAATCCAGCGATTATGGACCATAAGCAAACTAACAAGCCTAAGAAATTAGAGTGGGTAGAAGATTACTTCTTACAGATGGTAGCATATGCAATGGCACACAACGAAGTGTACGGCACAGAGATACGTGAAGGTCACATTTTTATGTGCAGTAGAGATTTGCAATACCAACAGTTTGATCTTACTCCAGATAACTGGAACGAGTATCAAGACAAGTGGCTATCTAAAGTAGAAGAATATTACGCACTAAAGAGTTAGGCAATGGAACAGTTGTCTATTGGTGAGAAGTCATTATTCTTTGATCCAACAACTCATAATCTAAATGAATTAACAAGCTATCTTCCTAAGGATCAAAACACAACAGATCCTTATTTAGATGCACGATTACAGCTTTCTAAGTGTCCATACTTTGTTTTTATAAATCTAGCAACAGCTTCGGATTTGACCTATCTAGATAAAATACGAAAGGTTATTAAATTTAGATGGCGCAAATCAAATAAAACTTATGTTGTATTCAACTTTACATATGAAGACGGCATTAGCCAAACTGATTTTGATAGGTTGCTTAAAATAACTAGACTTGTCCCTCAAGAACGAAAACTTGTATTACTAAACTCTTCAGCACAGTGGCAGGACAAAGGCTCAACTAAGTTCCGTCACAAAACGCAGTATATAGATTTATTTGCAATATCAGCAGTACAACGAGAACTAAATGGTATGCCTGTGTGTACTATGCCTGTTGTTGAACGAGAGCCTAATATTAATTTACTGCTAGGTAGAGTAGGAAAGAACAAAAGAACAGAAGTTCTTTATGAATTTTGGAAGCAACAGCTTCTAGACAATTCGGTTATGGGGTTATTAGGCTCTTCCAGCGATCTAGCTTTTAACAAATCTTTGCCTGAAACTATAGAAAAACTATTCTTAGAAGCAATTGAACCGCATTGGGGTCCTGCTGATAGCGTAAGTGTTCCTGATTACGATCCTAGTACATCTCAAGGGTATTCTAATGACACTTATAAAATCTATAACAACTCTTGTGTAAGTTACATATGCGAAACATGGGAGTATACACAGCCTATGCAGCATACATTTATTACAGAAAAGACTTATAGAGCAATACTTAATAGAAGTCCGTTTGTTATACAAGGTACTAATGGTATATTGCATGACCTTAAAACTAAAGGATTTCATACATTTGAAAAGTTTATTAAAGAAAACTATCAAGGTAACGTTAGAGCAACAGTAGAAGCTGCTAATAAACTCCGTGAAATGGTTAAATTGTACCCAGAAGAGATACAAGAGATAGTAGATCACAACTACAGAGTACTACATAAAATAAACCGCAAACAAATCCAACAAATGAACCGAGCGTTCGCTGAGTTGAAGGACAATTGATATAAATACTAATATAAATTATTAGGAGCAATGCACGTGGCTGTAGTTCAAATATCAAAGATTCAAATCCGTAGAGGTAAAAAGAACTCCTCAAGTGGTGTACCACAGTTAAGTTCAGCAGAATTGGCTTGGGCAGTAGACACACAAGAACTTTATATTGGTAATGGGTCTACACAGGAAGGCGCACCTGCTGTTGGTAACACAAAAGTACTAACAGAGCACGATAATATATTAGAACTAGCATCTAGTTACAAATTCTCTTCTACAACACCATCAATTACACAGAGTACATCACGTACACTACTAGGAAAGATTGACGAAATTGAAGTTAGTGTTGCAGACTTTGGAGCAGTTAGTGACGGCTCAACTGACAACGTTACAGCTTTTGAAAATGCATTTACACAGTTATTTAGAAATGCTGATCCTAACTTTAAGAAAGTACTAGTAGTACCAAACGGCGAGTACTTGTTTACACAAGATCTTAAAATTCCTAGTAATGCAATCATTAGAGGCGAAACAGCTAGTGGTGCAGTACTAAATCTTGACACAACAAACATTCAGCTTATCAGTGCTAACGGAACAGCTCTTGCTTCATTCTCAAGTAGCGATAGACCGTCTAACATTGAAATACATAATATTACATTAAAGCGTTCATCGGGTTCGTTAGTATTAACAGGACTTAAAGATGCAGAGTTCAACAGTGTTATCTTTAAGGGCGAATACAATCTAGGTAACGTGGTATCTTCATATGCAACTGAGCCAGCCGCAGTTATTTGGGACAACGATCTTGCTGGACTAAAAGTAGATAATATTAAATTTAAAAATTGTACCTTTAAAGAAAACTCAATTGGTATTAAGAGTACACAAACTATTGTTACAAACACTAAAGTTCAAATCATTGACTGTAACTTTAATGAGTTAGACACCGGTATATACATTAATGGTGTTGTAGGTCAAGGTAACAACTGGATTGTTAACGACTGTAACTTTACTGAAGTTGCTGCCCAAGCATTTAAATCAGTATACGGGTATGGTACAATAATTAACAGATGTGATTTTGTTAGTTGCGGAAACGGCACAGGCTCATCTGCTAACCCAACAACAAACATTGTTACGTTTGGTGAAAGTAGAAACAACGTAGTAAAAGATTGTACTAGTGACAGACAACAAGATGCAGGTATTGTAAACACAGAAACAGTAGCAGCAATAGCTGAAGTATCTGGTAGTGACTTAACAAGTTTAAATGACAGAAACTATTCGCCAGTTTATACAACTGACAGTTTTAGACCTGTTGCAGTATTTTCAGCAATGAATACATTTATTACATTAAACTACACACTAAGGCTAGCAAACCACATTAGAAAAGGCACAGCACACATTACAATCGGAGATGATGTGTCTAAACTATCAATTTCCGACAACTACGAGTATTCAGATACTTCTGTAACTTCAACAGGCGGCATACTTATGACCGGGTTTGAATTTGCAGCATCGTTGCGTGACAACGACACTGACAGTGGTATAGACACGGTTGTATTATCCTACAAGAATCCAATTGCGACAGGCGCTACCGGCGACCTATCGTTTGATATACAGTACGGAATATAGTCCAAATGAGTAAGAAAAATAAATATTTTTCTTGCTCTTCACACAATCTGACGTTATACTTAATTAAGAACTTTAAACAGGACCAGAGGTAAAAAGTTTCAGCCAGCTATGGCATGGCAGGCAGTGTCACCAATACTAAATACCTCTGTACACACAAGAATGAGAGACATATGAGCAAAGAAATTTACATCACAAAACGATCAGGAGAAAAAGAACTACTCGACTTAGACAAAATGCATTTTGTTGTAGAAGAAGCATGTTCTGAACTTGCTGGAGTAAGTAGTTCACAGATTGAAATGAACGCAGACTTACAATTCTACGATGGTATGACATCAGAAGAAATCCAAGAAATTTTAATTAGAAGTGCAAATGACCTTATTAGTCTAGAAGCACCCAACTACCAGTTTGCAGCAGCACGATTATTATTATACGGTCTGCATAAGAAAGTTTACAAGCGTTATGAACATCAGTCTCTCAGCCAAATAATTGATGATAATATTAAGCGTAAGGTGTACGACCCTGCTATCAAAGACAAGTATTCTGATACAGAACTTAAAAAGATGAATACCTGGATTAAACATGAGCGTAATGAAGATTTTACCTATGCTGGCCTGCGTCAAGTAGTTGACAAGTATCTTTGCCAAGATAGAAGTAACGGAGATATTTACGAAACTCCACAATTTATGTACATGATGATTGCAGCTACACTATTTGCTGACTATCCTGCAGATACACGATTATCATATGTTAAGAGGTATTACGATGCGACCAGTCTTTTTAAAATCAACATACCAACACCAGTCATGGCTGGCGTTCGTACTCCAATCCGGCAGTTTGCTAGTTGCGTTCTGGTTGACGTTGATGATACTTTGCCTAGTATCTTTAGCAGTAACAGTGCTATCGGGTATTACATTGCTCAAAGAGCAGGCATTGGTATTAATTCGGGTCGTACGAGAGCTATTAACTCTAAAATCAGAGGTGGAGAAGTAGCACACACAGGTGTGATCCCATTCCTAAAAGTTTACGAATCAACAGTTAGAAGTTGTACACAAAATGGTGTACGTGGTGGTAGTGCAACTACACACTTTCCTATTTGGCACTACGAAATTGATGACATCCTTGTACTAAAAAATAACAAAGGAACTGAAGACAACCGTGTACGCAGATTAGATTATTCTATTCAAATTAACAAGTTGTTCTATGAAAGACTTTTGAGTAACGGCAACATTACTCTTTTCTCGCCGCATGATGTTCCAGAAGTGTATGATGCATTCTTTTCAGGCAATAACGAATTGTTTAAAGAAGTATACGAAAAAGCAGAGCGCAAGACATCTATTAGAAAGAAAACAATTCCAGCAAAAGAGTTGTTTGGTAATCTATTAAAAGAACGTGCTGAAACAGGACGTATCTATATTATGAATGTTGACCACTGTAACTCACACAGCTCATTTAAAGATCCTGTGTTTATGAGTAACTTGTGTCAAGAAATTACATTGCCAACTAAACCTATTCAGCACATTGATGACGAAGAAGGCGAAATTGCATTGTGTATTTTGTCAGCTATTAATGTAGGACTTATTAATCACCTAGAAGAACTTGAGCCGTTGTGTGAACTAGCAGTAAGAGCACTAGAAGAGATTATTGACTATCAAGGGTATCCAGTTAAGGCTGCTGAAGTTAGTACCAAAGCAAGACGTTCCTTAGGTATAGGCTATATTGGCCTTGCACACTATCTTGCAAAAAACAAAGTAAAGTATAGCGAGCATGATGCATGGAAACTTGTACACGAACTAACAGAAGCATTTCAATACTACTTGTTAGTTGCAAGTAACAAACTTGCTCAAGAACGTGGAGCATGTACAGCTTACCCCCAAACTAAATACAGCGAAGGCATACTACCAATCGACACTTACAAGAAAGATATCGATAAAGTAGTTAAAGCGGAGTTGCAGTATGATTGGGAGGCTTTACGAGTACAGATTAAGGAACATGGACTCAGGCACAGCACATTGTCCGCACAAATGCCTTCGGAGAGCAGTTCCGTTGTGTCGAACGCTACCAATGGAATTGAACCACCCAGGGGATTCTTGTCCGTTAAGAAGTCAAAGAAAGGGCCTCTTAAACAAGTTGTTCCACAGTATTCGCAGTTAAAGAACTTTTATACATTACTTTGGGATATGCCAAACAACGATGGTTATATTAACGTAGTGGCTGCAATGCAAAAATTCTTTGATCAATCCATTAGTGGTAATTGGTCATACAATCCATTACACTACGAGAACAACGAAGTTCCGATGAGTGTAATGATGAAAGATATGTTAACAACTTACAAGTTAGGTTGGAAGACATCATACTATCAAAACACCTACGATTTTAAAGGTGATGAGGATAAAGAAGCGGCTGTTGAAGAACAGCCATTAATGAATGGCTCTACTCTTCCTGTGTTGGAAGATGATGAGTGCGAAGCATGTAATATTTGAGGAAGACACACAGTGAACAAGACCGTTTTTAATAGAAATAAAGTAGACTTTACTAAAGAGCATATGTTCTTTGGTGCAGATCAAAATACACAACGTTATGATGTATTCCGGTATCCGGAGTATGACAAATTAAATCAGACTATGCTTGGGTATTTTTGGAGACCTGAAGAAGTAAGTCTACAAAAAGATCGTGGAGACTATGCTGAGTTTACAGAAGCTCAAAAACATATCTTTACGTCTAATCTAAAATACCAAACACTACTTGATAGTGTCCAAGGCCGCGGACCTTGTCTAAACTTTTTACCTTACTGTTCTAATCCAGAATTAGAAAGTTGTATTGTAGCATGGGACTTCCAAGAAACTATCCACTCACGTAGCTATACACACATTGTTAAAAATGTATATTCCGATCCTGCAGAAGTATTTGATACTATCTTAGATGACGAACAGATTATTGCAAGGGCAGAAAGCGTATCACGTGAGTACGACAAGTTTCACGATATGGTAACAAACCACATGTACAAAGGTAAAGGTACACTGTATGAAGTTAAGAAGCAACTGTACAAAGCAATGATGACTGTAAACATCTTAGAAGGTTTGCGTTTTTATGTATCGTTTGCTTGTACTTTTGCGTTTGGTGAACTTAAAAAGATGGAAGGCTCTGCAAAGATTATTTCATTGATTGCACGAGACGAAGCAACACACCTTAACCTTTCTACACACATTCTTAAGCATTGGGCTAAAGGCAACGATGACCCAGACTTTATTAAAATTGCAAAAGAGTGTGAAGAAGAAACATACGAAATGTGGCGTACATGCGTAGACGAAGAAAAACGTTGGGCAGACTACTTGTTTGAAAAAGGATCTATTGTAGGTCTTAATGCTAATTTGTTACATGCTTATGTTGAGTTTATTGCAAACAAGCGTTTAAAAGGTCTTGGCCTAAACACAATTTATGATCGCCCTCTAAACACTAATCCGTTACCGTGGACACAACATTGGTTATCAAGCTCAGGCTTACAAGTAGCACCTCAAGAAACAGAAATTGAAAGCTATATCATTGGCGGTGTTAAACAAGATGTTGAAGAAAACACGTTTGACGGATTCGAACTTTAAAGATAAGTAATAGTATGTACAAAACACAGTTCAAAAAACATTCACCGTACGAAAGCTGGACAACATACGGATCATATAGTAGCGAGGCTCAAGCAGTCAACGCTGCTATTTCCAAGAAGAACGGTGGCTCCATCATGGTTAGGGTAATTAATAAACAAAAGTCAATTGTTTACGTAGGATAAAAAAATGATAGAAATATATGGCAAACCTAGCTGTCCATTTTGTGATAGAGCTAAAAAGTTTTGTGAATCGAATCAATTAAAATTTAAGTATTTTCAACTTGATGTCGATTTTACAAGAGAAGGATTATTTGAAATGTTCCCCACAGCACGTACTTTCCCACAAATTAAAGTACACAGCGAATCCATTGGCGGGTACCAAGAACTACTTGAATATGTCGAAAACACCGGGTACAATGGCACCGGGTCTACATTAGGATAAAAAATGTTAATTGATCTACCGTACAAAATAGGAGATAATGTCTCCTTTAAATTAAGCTCAGGCGAAGAGATTGTTGCCCGCTTAGAAGAAGAAAATGAAAAAGGATTTACACTGCATAAACCAATGGTATTAATTGCAGGCAAAGAAGGACTAGGACTTGCTCCGTTTATGTTTAGCGTAGCACCTACAGGAAAGTTTGTACTACAATCACAAGCTATTAGTTGTGTTGCTAAAACAGAAGTAAACATCAGCAAACAATATACACAACAAACTACCGGAATTGCGGTAGCATAAATACTAGTATGCCAGAAGTAGTAAGAACAAACGTAGATAAACACAAAGGACATGCAAGTCCTACACCAAACCCATTTCATCAAGAAGCATACACAGTTGGTTCTCCAGATGTGTTTACTAACTTTGAAAAGACTGTACGCATAGGCGATACTACCAAATGTGGTGACCCTGCAACAGGAGGTTCATTAAGTGTTTGGATTAACAATATTCCTGTTCATCGTAAGGACGATGCAACTGGTGGACATGGAAGTTGGGTAGCTAATGCGGCCGCAAGTGGTTCATCAGACGTTTGGGCTAACGAAGGCTATGTACCACCTATTATACTTTCGCCGGCACAAGCAGCAGCAATTAATACAGTAATCCAAGAAGCAGTATCAAATCCTCCCGATGTAGGTGCAACAGGTGGTGGACAAGCCAACGGAACTATTGCAGAGAATCAGGTACCAGTAAGGTATGAAGGTGCTCCAGCAGCAGGTGTTGATGATTTAGGAACAAACGAACAAGCCTTGGTTGATGCAAGTGCTGCCAATTCAACAGCAGCAGCAGATGGTATTCCAGGATTCTTAAGTCAAGTACTAGCAGAAGCTAATAATGATCAATGGGATGAATACGGAACAAATCCTAATATTCTTAATCTATGGTCAGAGTTAGGCTTTCCGGATACAGCATATTGGAAAACAGATAGTACACCTTGGTGTGCAGGATTTTGTAATTGGGTACTAAAACGTACAGGTTACAAATATATGCAAAGTGCTAGAGCATATGACTTTAGAGATAAAACAAGTTTATATGGTGGTGTTCCTATACCACTATCAGATGGTCAACCGGGTGATATTGTAGTATGGAACTACAGTCACGTTAACTTTATATACACTGTTCCGTCGCCAGGAGTTTATTCTTTTGTTGGCGGTAACCAAAGTGATAAAGCGAGTGCCACTAATAACAATCCATCGGGTGGAACGATTACTAATAGCTGGAAAGGCGGATGGACCCAGAGTAGAGGTAGGATTAGTGGAATCTTTCGACCAGTTGTTAAATAAGCCACGAATAGTATTATATGTTTGATTATACAATAACTAATACTACAAGGCAAAGACAAACTTTGCTAGAAGGATGGCTTTATGAATAAAATCAAAAAGTATTTATACCAGGCATTAGGATTCTTGTGTGTAGGTTTAGCCTACATCGGTATCGTAACTCCTGGAATACCATTCAGCATATTTTTAGTAATTGCTGCATGGGCGTTTGCTAAGAGTTCACCTAAAATGGAGGCATGGTTATACAATCATCCTTGGTTTGGTAAGTTCTTAACAAATTGGAACACTAAACGTATTTTCCCTACTAAGGGAAAGTATGCAATGGTATTTGTGATGTCAACAACATTACTTGCAACTTATCTTGCTACTGGCAATATTAAAGCAGTAGTATGGAGTGGTGTGTTTATGTTAGGCGTTGCAATATGGGCTTGGAGATATCCAGGTTCAGAAGAGGAACACGCTCGTCGTGTTCGTGAAGGAAAGCGAGTAGCTTGGTTAAAGTAATATGAAATGCGAACAAGGTGATTTAGCTAAAATTATATACTCTGTTAGACCAGAGAATATCGGCAAGATTGTTTTGGTTGAGAACTACATCGGAAAGTACAAGGCAGGGGAATCTTTTGATTTCAAAGGACTAGCCTGTTTAATTCCTGTAACAGATCATTACTGGTGGATATCCGCAGAACATGGATTAAGTAACATGTTTGGAGATGCACCGAAAGCCTACATTGCTGACACATGGTTGGAACCTATCCGACCTGAAACTGGCAAGAATAGAACTGCGTCTGTCGTAAAAGACAAAGTAGTAGATAGACAAGCCGCATAACAAAAGGAAATAAAATGACAACAGGAAAAGTAAAATGGTTTAATGCAGAGAAAGGTTATGGCTTCATTACACCAGACGATGGCTCAAAAGATGTGTTCGCACATTTCTCAGCTATTTCAAGCGAAGGGTTTAAGACTTTAACAGAGAATCAAGCTGTTTCGTATGAACTAGAACAAGGTCCGAAAGGTCCTCAAGCGTCGAACATTCAATCTCTTTAATAAAGATTTGAATAGGGAAAAAGGGCTTCGGCCCTTTTTTCTTGACTTGTTGCTCGCTTGATGTTAGTATATAAATACTATCGTAACGTTGAAGCAATTTAAACGCTATACAGGACTCGGGGGCAGTACCCGACGCCTCCACCATAAGCACTCTAGTGATACTTAGGAACGGTATCTTAAACATTGTGTCCCTTAGGCCGAATCGTAGATTATCGTGGTCGGATACGCAGGCTAGAGTGTTTATGATGGGGGCGAACTAGGATCGACTGGTAGTTAATAGAGTTAGTGGAGTTACCGGGATGTAAGCGCCGTTACCGCGAACAAACTTTGTAAATGCAAACGCAAATACAGCGCCAGGAATGGCATTAGCGGCTTAGTCTAACTAAGCACGTAGGGGTTGGTAACTTACCTGGCAACAGAAAAGTTACGCTGCGGGTATTGTGTAATGGTAAGACCTTAGGTTTCCAACCTAAAGATAGGAGTTCGATTCTCCTTACCCGCTCCATAAACTAAACAAATGTTAACTTAGGGGTTGACAGATACTAAATAACACTGTATATTAAGTTATACATTAAATAATAGAACAACAGGAATTACAATGCACAAGACAGCACAACAATCATTTTATTGGTGCCCACCGACAGGGAGGGGTTTGTCTTGATGTGACTTTTTAACAAAGTGATATTTTTATAAGCCCTTAGCACAAATAGTGTTAGGGGCTTTTTTTTTGAAGTTTATATAGGTGTAGTGTTAATGGCAACACGGGTGATTCCAAACCACCAGCTCTCAGTTCGAATCTGAGCATCTATGCCAATTTAAGCAGAGTAGGTTCCACGGTGGGACATCGGACTGTAAATCCGACGCTAACGCATAGTAGGTTCGACTCCTACACTCTGCACCAGTTAACTCGATGTAGCTCAGTCTGGTTAGAGCACTCCGTTTGGGGCGGAGGGGTCGTAGGTTCGAATCCTACCATCGAGACCAAGTTAGGAGAGTTGGCAGAGTGGCCGATTGCACTGGTTTTGAAAACCAGAGAA